GTATAACAATGTTGTGCCTTGTTTGATTTCAAATGAATAGTTACCATCTTCTGCTAAAATACTAAAAGTACACGATATATCTAAAAAATTACCGTTAGAGGATAAAGCAGAAGTTAATGAGGTAAGGGTTTCATTCTTCCTTGTGCCGTCTTGTTTTATTGCAAGAGTTAGGTCACTCGCAACAACATAGCTTCTAGGTATTATGCTTATTGTTTGAGCATTTGTGTTTGGCAATAACGTTGTCATATTATTATAACCAACTAAGTCTAATATTGTTCTAAAAAAAAGGGGAATCAACTGACCCCCCTTTTGTGTTTAAGAACCTACTCTGTTTAAGAGATTACTATGTTTAAGAATTAGTACCCTCTGTTACTGTTACAGTTGCACTTGACATACCTGCGTATGGGTCAGATGCTGAAGGCGAACCTACAAAGTTAGCTGGTGCCGTTTCTTGAGCTGAGAAAGTAAGTGTATATCCACTTAAATCTCCCATAGCTGCACCAGTTACTACTGTACCCCCTGATACATCACAACCGTTTTCTAATCCCATAACCATAACGTTTCCGTTATAGTCTTCAACAGCAATGTGGGGTCTTCCATAAGCCAACAGTTTTAACTCTTTGTTATCTTCTTTAGATAACTTTTTAAGTGTTAAATTTAATGTTTGCTCATAAAAAGTCGTTCCGTTTTCTCTTGAAGAGTTCACTGTTTGTTCCATAGATGAGTTTCCCTTTACGTTATATTCCCAAGCAGTAAAAGTGCCTGTCATATTAGTAATTTGGTCATCTGCTGTTGTTACTGTTCCAAAGTCTCCGAAGTCAGTAAAATAAACATTTTTTATTCCACCAACGACATCTTTGCAAGGTTCTTTTCTACCTTTTGTTAAATCACAAGCCATATCTTTTTATTTTTTTATAAAAAAAGGCAGATGAGAAAATCTCGCCCACCTTTTTTATGTTATACAATTACTTATTATGCGTACCAAACGATTTCGCTACCGATACCATATTGAATACCAGCAGTGAATCTCATAACTATTCTTACGTTTTGAGAACCATCTAGGTCAGCCATATCAATAACTTTTACTTCGTTTGTGTCTGACATTAGACCTGTTCCGAACCATAAGTTAGATTTTTCAGCACACAAAATTTGCTCGTTAGCTAATCCTTGTGCTAAAACAATCTTAACACCATCGAATTGTAAGCCTTGTCCTTCTGAATACCACTGAGTACCTTTAGAATCTGTACCTGCAGCACCTAAACCAGATGCACCAAATCCACCTAAAGCTCTAATGTAAGCTCTATATACATTCGCTGGTGCGTAGATAGTTAAGTCTTCCGACCCATAAACTGATGCTGGAATAGCATCTACTACTTTACCAAGCTCTGTAACTACATTCGCTGCTGTTATTGGAGTTCCACTAACATCTACTACATCTGAATCTGCTGCTACTAAAACATTAAAGCCATCAAACTCTCCTGCTGTTGCGTTAGTTCCATCCCAAATGTTTTGCTCTATCTTTTGTGCTACTTTATCTGCTACGTGAGCAATTAAAAAGTCAGAGAAGTTTTTAGGTAAGTTTGAATAAGCAGAATATCCCATTGATACTGCTTCCCAATCAGAAATAAAGTCTTTTTTACAAAGCTCTAAGTTTACCTGAAATTCCTCTGGTTGTATGATTCTCTCAGTTAAAGTTATCGTTGAGGTGTCTGCAAAATCACAAGTTGCATCTTTTACGATACCATCTGTTGCTACTTTTTTTACTACCTCTTTGTATTTGATATTTGGCTTGATTGTAATGTTACCATCAGCCAATGTCTTACCTGATAAAAGTGCAGCCGAGATATATTTCCCAGCGAACTCACCAGCATAAGTTGTTGTTATTGAAGTTGTTGTTGCCATTTCTTCTTTTTTATTTGATTAATTAATTATTTACTTATTGCATTTAACACTCTGCTGTAAGTCGTGTTTGCCCTTTGATTAGGTGATATTCTCGCACCTAAATTTTCACTTACCTCGTTTTCTGGTGAATGAGCTAAAGGCTCTGTTGGAGCTTCTTCAGCAGAAAGTTCTTGTGGAACTTCAGCTTTTGCGTACTCTTTAGATTCCATTTTAGCCATAATAGCTTCCACCATAGCTCTAACCTCAGAAAGTTCTTCTTTGGTTGCATACTCAGTAGTTTTTTCCTTTTCGTCAATATCAACATCAACGTCAACATCTTCGTCAGTTTCTTCTGCCAACTTTTCTTCAGTTGGTTCTTCATCAGCAGAATAGTTTATTTGCCTAACTTCTGCTTCAGGAGTTTCAGTCTTTTCCTCCTCTTTGTTAGCTTTTTTAGCTTTAGGAGCTTCTTCTTTTAATTCAACCTCTGGAGTAGTTTCCTCTTCCTTTTCAGTTGAAGACAAAAGAACGTCTTTTAATTTGTTTACAATTTCACTTGCTTTCATAACGTTATAATTACTTTCTATTTATGACCGATAAAATTTATTCTGTTGTATTTTTGAAATGGCTAATACCCCTGAGCCTGAAGTGTTCCGTCACAGCATTTGCGAGAATAGGTCCTTCCATCAGGACACAAACAAGCTCTTCTTGCGTTTTTAGGACTTGTTCTGCTTACGGTAGCATTTTTTCTACTTCCCATTTTAGCTGTCAAGTTTTTCTATAAGCTCCTCTAGTTTCTTTTGTGCAGCAAGTTCTTTTTTACACTTATCACATCCGTCTTCATTATCACAACTGTCACATTTATCCCAACTAAGAGATGCGTCTTCTTTAATACTTTCTTTTGGTCTTTCCATTTTGTCAGCAAAGTAACCCTCTATTGAAAATCCTTTTACCTCTCCTGCCTTAACAGATTTCCAAACATCATCATTAAGGACTTTCATAGAAACCATCCAAGTTCCTTTTGGAAGGTCAAAGCCGTAGTTGGCAGCTTTATCTTTTTTAGGGTTTTCTATAAGCCAAGATTCTACTACAGACATTCCATCTAATACAACTGAATGTTCAAATGTAGAATTGTTTTGATTACCGTTTATGAAAAATAGTTCAGATGCTTTTCTTACTGTATCTTCAGAGAAGTAAATAAAGTAGTCGTCAGATTCTCCTCCCTCCCTATATATTTTTTTGTTTGGGATAAGGGCAGCTCCCATTAATATTCTCTTTTCAGAATCAACCTCAGCAAGTTTAACTTCCTTGTGTTCTTTAAGAGCTATAAACTCTTCTTCTATTGCTGGATTTTCTACAAGCGATATTGCTTCAATACCACTTACCTCATTTTCTTCGTCTATAATAAGTTCTATAATTTTTTCCATATCTAAATAACCTTGTTTGTTTTGTTTTGTTTTATTATCCTACTATGTTTAATAAATGATATACTATGTTTAATGATTATCCTATTGAAGAACCCTCTATTGCACTTCGTTCAAGCTCTTGTGCTGTAGATACATCAGAAGCTACAACAAATGCTTTTATAGGTTTCTCTTCTTGACCACCCATCGCCTGAGCTAATTGACTTGTCTCTGTTGCACCAACTACATTAAATGCAGGAGCTTGTACTGCTGGTGCAGAACCTCCACCACCTCCCCCTGCTTCAGGGACTATGTTTCTTATTTGATTTTGTGCTGCTTTTCTTGCTTTAATAATTGAAGCTATAGCAACTCCAAGAGAAGCTCCATAAGCAATAATACCAGCTGGACCCAATACTTTCATAAAAGTACCTATTGACATTGTGCCTTCACTTAGTTCTTCTGCTGCAGTTAACATAATAGAAGACATAGCTTGTTTACCCTGCATAGCTATAAGCTGTGCATTTCTTACCTGCTCCATTACAAAAAACTTTGCTTTCATTATATTTTGAGCTATTGCTAAAGTTTGTTCTAAAGTAAACATATCTCTCTCTGACTTTATTTTTCTTTTTTGAGCTGCCATTTCTTTAGCTTCAATAGCTTTTAATCTTTTTTCTTTTTCAGCTTGTGTTAAAGAATCATTATGAAGAACAACTTCTTTTTCTCTATTTAACCTGTCAATTTCAGCTTGATGAAACTCTTGTCTAATATCATTTAAAGAAGACAAGACGTTTAAAGTAGATGTAAAGGCTTGATTTGTTAATTGAGCATCTATTCTTGTTTGTCTTAATAGCTCCCTCATCTTGTCTTGTTCAGCTTTTTCTACTTCAGCAGTATCTTTTGCTAATTGTTTATTTTTATTTTGAAATTCTTTATATAAGTCATTAATACGTTTAATAGAGTCTTGTACTGCTTTTTCAACAAAATCTTTAAATTCATCTAATTCTTCTTCTCTAAACTCTTTTAACTCTAATGCAAATTTTTCATTAATTAATCTTATAGCTTCATTCTTTTCTTTTCTTGAACCTTCTGCTAAATTTATTTCATCTAAAGCTAACTGTTTTTCTATATCTAATAATTCTCTTGCATTTTCAGCAGACATTTTTTGCACTTCCTCATTTAGTCTTTTTACTATTTTAGCAACTTCACTTTCTTCATCACCCTTACCTTTCTCAGGCTTCAATCCAAATAAAGTAGCCAAAAATGGATTGCCAACAACACTAGGGTCATTTCTTATATCATCTATAAATCCTTTTAAGTTTGTTTTTAATAAAGATATTGCTTCAGTTTCTACATCAATTATAGTTTGTTGTTTTTTAATAACTGCTTGAGTTTTTATTATATTTTCTCTGTCTCTTTCACTAATTCCAGCTAATTTCTCCTTTGCTTCAATTAATTTTTCTTCTGCTTTAGTTCTCTTTTTTAATGATTCTTCAATATCACCAGAATATTGTTGTTCTAATATATCAGCTTTTTGTTTTTGGTCTAATGCTGCTCTAAATTCTTTTAGACTTCCTATCGCTGGGTCATATCCTTCTTTTTGTAATTTTGCAAGTGCTATTATTCTTTGCTCTTCTGTTGAATTAACATCATTTAAAACATCAATATAAACACCTAAAGCGTAGTTTAAGCCGTCTTGCTTATTTAATGCTTTTGTTAGGTCATCTACAGCACCTTTTGCCTTTTTTGTGCCACCAGCAAAATAATCTAACGCTGCTAAAGCCATTTGAAAAGCAAGAACGATTCCTAAAGGTCCCATTAATTGTGCTCTAAGCATTTTCATTGCTCTACCCACCCTAGCAAATCCTTTTACGTTATCATCTACTTTTGCTACCATTGTAACAAATAAAGTAGATAATTGAGACAGGTTGTTTGCTACACCACGAATACCATAAGGCATATCCGAAATAGTACGACCAAGTTCTGTAAGAGTAGCTCCAGCAAGACCAGCATTAGTAGTCATACTTTCTCTACCACTTAATGTTTGATTAAACTGTTTGTTTGCTAGAGTAGTTTTTTTAAGTTGTTTTTCAAACTTTTGGACAGATGTTTTAATGCCGTTTATCTTATGAACAACACCCTTGTCTGTGAATTGTATTGAAAATACTATGTTTTGTTGTTCAGTAGCCATACCTATTGCGTTTAATGGTTTCTTTCATTTCTTTAAGTGTAGTAGGAGATTTGTATCTTCCCTTTGCTACGTCTATATTATAACTAACTCCGTAAAAGTTATCTGTCTTTAATAGTTCTATTATTAATTTTATCATTATTCGTCTGTGTCTGTTTGGTCTGCTGTTACTAATGCAGTGTCTGCCGTTATACTTGTTGTATCTACCGTTAGGTTTCCTGTTACTGGAGGTGGAGTTGGTGCAACCGAACAATCTGCACTATAACTGAAATTGTCTTGACCACCCATATATCCGTGATTATAACATTCATAGCTAATAGTTCCAAAGTCACCACTAACTGTTACTGTTATATCTCCATAATAATATGTATATGTGTTTCCATCTAATCCTGCTTTAGTTCCTCCTGATGTAGTCCCTGTATAGCTAATTAAACTTTCTTTTCCGTTATTAAGAAAGGCTATTGGGTGAGCTGAAGGAACGTTACTAAATGTATAGTCTCCAGAAGCAACCTGATAAGCACTATACTTGTTATCAAATATATAAAGATACCCACCTGTTATTGCTTCTACTCTTGTTTCAAACAAAATGCTTAAACACCTTTCGCTTAACACTGCATATGTTGAAATAAGTTCTAAATCAGCCTTACCTGAAATTATATCTAAATTTATCTGGTTTATATTGTATTTTTCTCCTGAAACAACAACAGTGTCTGCAAGAGAATAGCTTGTTATAAAAGCATTAGTAAGAACTGCTTTTAATTTTGTTATCCTGTTATATTTATTAAATAAAGAAGAAACATAGTCATAATAATACTCAGAAAACAAGTTTTGTGTATATCCTTGTGTTTCATCAGTATTACCAGCATCATATTCGTTATTCTCTATTCCAAAATGGTTTGTTTTAGATATATCTAAACTTACTGTATTGCTGGGTATAAAATAAGATGTTGTTGACGCTACAAAAGCACCCCTGTCATTATAAACATAAGGAATGTCTGTTGCTCCTGTAAGCAGTATTGGATAAAACAAAACTGGCTTTCCTATATATGGATTATATTTTTCACCAGTTCCAGCAGTATTGTCTGTGTTAGATTTGGTTACGCTAAAGCCAACCTGAGTATCTGACCAAGCATCTCCTGTACTATCATATAATCTCTCAAACTTCATATGACCAAAACCTGGTTTTATTGTATATTCTTTTTTATTTCTAGTATCTCCCTTATACTCTGTTAGTCCTGACCCATTAACCTCTCCTCCCCACGCAATACCAAAGGCTTCTTGGTGTTGTTTTGCAAGTAGGCTTCCCAAGTCTTCATATTCAAACATTAATTTTGAGTAAGGCAGCGATGATTCTACTGAACTAGAAGATATGTCAATTTTGCTGGTTATATCGGTTTCTACTGTTGATGATGTATAGAAATCATCAAGGGTTTTAACAATAATAGTCTTTTGCGTTGAAGAGTCATTTCTTACTTCTGCAACAAGGTTAAACATTTTAAATATACCTGATAGAAACTCAAGAACTGTCATATCAGGCATATTATCTAATGTATAAAAGACACCTGTATTGTTTGTTGTTAGTGAGGTTGCTGTCCTAACTAT